GAATCTTAGCACCGTTTGAACGCAGTCACGCAGAATTTACTGCCGCTAAAGCAAGTAAAGATGAAGATACTGTTGATGCTTATGCGCATCTTAAGACTGCTGACTACAAACGTTTTGATGCTTTTTACAAAGCCCTATTTGATGGATTTGCTCAATATGGTCAGGTCAAGAAAGCAACTAAACGTGCTAGTGTGCGTAAACCACCGCAAAAAGAAAAACTTGTGGCTAAACTTAAATATCTAAAAAATGATCCTACTCTTAAAGTAGTTAGTGTCAACCCTGTGGATATAATCGGCGCACAAACATTATGGGTTTATAATGTTAAAAGTCGTAAAATCGGTCGCTATGTAGCAGAAGACCAAGGTGGAGCATTAAACGTTAAGGGCACTACTATTACCGGTTATGATGAAAGTAAGAGTATGCAGAAGACTTTACGTAAACCACCTGAGCAGATTAAAACATTCTTAGGCGCTAACAAAGTTGATCTACGTAAGTTCTTAGATAATATTAAAACTACTGAAATCAAACTTAACGGACGTATCAATGAGGATACTCTATTACTTAAAATAGTCTAGTTCATTTGTTATCCTGTTATTAAACATAAATACACAATAACAGGATAATAAATGACATGGATTCAACGTTTAACGATAATGCTCCGTTAATTCCGGGCAATGTAAGTTCAACAACTAGCACTTTAACCCCAAACCTTAGTGTTAGAACAGACAGCCTTTATAACCCTGCCACAGGCACAGGTGCCGGGCATATTGCATTTGATGCCAATCTACAAGCACAGTTAGATACTGTTAATAGCTTACGTGCTAATATCATCGACTATATCCGTTTAAGTTTAGGCGATCAGATGATTGATGTCGAAGCTGATAAAGAGCATTACGAAATGGGTATTAATCAAGCATTGCTACGTTATCGTCAACGCAGTAGTAACAGTGTAGAAGAAAGTTATGCGTTCTTAGACCTACAACCAGAAACACAAGAATATATCCTGCCTAATACAATCATGAACGTTAGACAGATCTTTAGACGTGGTATTGGATCTGTATCTGGTACAACAGCTAGTCAATTTGAGCCATTCAGCTCTGGTTACTTAAACACCTACATGTTAGTCGCTGGTCGAGTTGGCGGATTAACTAACTATGAATTATTTGTTGACTATCAAAAGCTAGCTATGACTATGTTTGGCGGTTACATGAACTTTACGTGGAATCGTATCACGAAGAAACTAACTATTATTCGTAAAATGCCATTTGGATATGCAGGTGACACAGGCAATAATGCTGACAGTTTCCAATTTGAAAGTATCTTACTTTGGATTGATAACTATAAACCAGATATCATGTTATTAAATGACCATATGACATTTCCATGGATACAAGACTATGCCTTGGCTTTTGTTAAAATGTCAATCGGACAAGCACGTGAAAAGTTTGCCACAATCGCAGGCCCACAAGGTGGTACTAGCCTCAATGGTGCACAGCTTAAACAAGAAGGTAAAGAACTTCTTGAACGTTTAGATGATGAAATTAAACGCTATGTAGATGGTGGACAACCATTAACATGGATACAAGGATAACCAAACTGCTAGACATAGCAATCTAATTGTAATAAACTAATAGTTCAATTAGGAGTTTTCATGAGTTCAATCATTGCCATCTGCGGCTTTATGGGTTCTGGTAAAGATACCATAGCCGATTATCTAGTTAATTTCCATGGGTATAAAAGAGAAAGTTTTGCTAATAGCCTTAAAGATGCTGTGAGCGTAGTATTTGGCTGGGATCGAGAGATGCTCGAAGGTCGAACTAGACAATCTAGGGAATGGCGTGAAACCAAGGATGAATGGTGGAGTAAACGCCTAAAACAAGATATTACTCCACGTTGGATTCTACAGTATTGGGGAACTGAGGTAGTTCGTAAAGGCTTTCATGATGATATGTGGGTAGCTAGTTTAGAACATCGATTACAGTCTAGCGAAGATGATATCGTTATTACAGATTGTCGCTTTCCAAACGAAATTAAAGCCCTTAAGAATATTGGTGCTACGGTACTCAGAGTTAAACGCGGCCCAGAACCCGAATGGTTTGATGCGGCTAAGAGTATGAATAAAGGCCCTAGCAAAAATATAAGCTGGGCTATAAGTAAACATCGTATTGAAGAACTAGGAATTCATGCTAGTGAAACAGCATGGGTGGGTAGTAAGTTTGATGCTACAATTACTAACGATGGTACACTTGATGATCTATATGCCCAGGTAGAACAGCTACTAAAAATCAGGGACCAAGTCACCTTGACTCCAGCCTAATCCCTCTCGAGCTATTGCAAACTGGCAGTTAGCACATACTGTTTTTAGATTGTGTTGTTTAGTGTGATTTAAATCGCCATCAACATGATAGACAAATAGTTGTTCTTTATATTTTGCCTTGAAGCCACACTTTTCACAGTGTGGTTTCTTTTTATAGCCTTCTTCTACCCAACGTGGCTTACTTGCGGGTAAATTCTTTTTCTTTCTAATACAACTATCACAGCGGGATCTATAATGAGTTACGCCGTGCATCTTATAGTTAACAGCTACGGGCTTTTTACCACAAACTTGACATAATTTTCTGTGTTCCATGCTAGTATTTATGGGCGAACCTTTCAAAGGGTGCCTTAACACACCAAAATTGCTAGATACTTATAAATATATGAAAGCAATCCATTTAGAGGAACAATACTATGGCAACATTGAATTCACCTGGCGTATCGGTAACAATCATTGATCAAAGTCAATACGCTAGCACACAAGCAGGGTCAGTACCATTTGTGCTTTTAGCTACAGCAGCTAATAAACTGACACCTAGCAATACAGTAGCAACCGGGACAACGGTAGCTAACCAAGGACAACTTATAACAATCACAAGTCAACGTGACTTGGTTAACTATTTTGGTAATCCTAAATTTACACTTGATGAAAGTGGAAATCCAGTTAACGGTAGTGAACAAAACGAATATGGTTTGTTAGCTGCTTATTCAGCATTAGGTGTTACTAATCAAATGTATGTATTGCGTGCAAATGTTGACCTAGGTCAATTAACAGGCACTAGTGTTCGCCCAACAGGTACACCTGCAAACGGAACATACTGGTTAGATCTAGCTACAACTAATTATGGTATATATGTTTGGACTGCTGCTAATGGATTTACATTAATAACTCCAACAATTATCACAAACACAGCATACTTAAATACAAATTCAACTATTCCTTTAGCTTCATTTGGTAGCATTGGACAATATGCTGTAGTTGCTACAAGCTCAAGCAATCCTGTTTACTATAAAGGTTACAATAACACTTGGAACTTAGTTGGTAGTGCTGGTTGGCAAGATGTAGTGCCAACAATTGTTGGTTCAGTTCAAAATCCAACAATTGCAGTTAACTCTTTATTAAACATTAATGGTTCTAACATTAATTTATCATCAGGATCGTCAGTGTCATCAGTGGCTACTGCTATTAACTCAGCAATGAGCGGCAGAGGTGTTAGTGCTAGTGTTAACTCAGCAGGACAATTATTAGTTTATGCAGATAACACAGCTAATGCACATGGAACATTAGGGGTATTGCAAATCACTCCTGGTAGCGCATATGGTAACGTAGATGCAGCAAGTGTATTGGGTATTTTACAAGTACCACCTGCAACATTAACAGGTAATGTATACCAATACAATATTCCAACACTTTCATATACTAGTTACACAAATCCACCAGCATGGAGATATACAGACACTACACCACGTCCAGATGGATCAATTTGGTTAAAAACATCTGCTACTGGTAATGGCGCAAATTGGGATATTGAAGAATTTAATAGCACTTTAGGTGCATGGCAACCACAAGCAGACCCATTATATATTACTGATAATGCGGCTATTTTGGGATTAGATCCAACATCGGGTGGTGCAGGACTTGCTGCAGGCACTATCTATGTTCAATACGATACATTAAGCTCAAATACATTAACATTTAAACCTTATATTAAGAGTATTTCAGGTATCTTAACACTTACAGGTAATACCACAAGTGGATCACAAAACATTAGTGCTGTTAATGATGCATTTATTATGTCAGTTAGTGTTCCAGGAAGTGGTACTGCGGCAAATGCTACAATTACAGCCACTGGAACATCAGCATTAAGTTTGGTTACTAACATTTTAGCTGCTAACTTACCAAACATCACAGCTGGAATTAATACTAGTGGTCAAATTTACATCACTCACAATGCTGGCGGTACTATTCAGTTTACTGAAACAGTTAATACCCCATTGGTAACAGCAGGTATTATTCCTCCAACATCAGCTTATGCTAATACCACTCAAGTTGGGTATGTAAGACAATTGTCAAGCAGTGTTTACCTAGCAACACCATTTGCTCCGTTAACATATACATATTCATCAACAGCACCATACAGCAATCCAGCTGATGGCACATTATGGTATTACAGCAATCCATTAGATGTTGATATTATGATCAACAATGGTACTACATGGGTAGGTTACCGCACTGTGACTAATGATGCACGTGGTTACAACTTAGCTAACACAGACCCAAATGGTCCTATTCTAAGTGCAACACAACCAACTACAACCAGCACAGGTGCACAAATTGTTGCAGGTCAAATTTGGATCAACACTAGCATTACTGAATTAAATGATTTCCCTGTAATCTATCGTTACACTGGTAGCACATGGGCCTTGATTGATAATGCAGATTCTGTTGATGCAAATGGTATTTTATTTGCAGATGCACGTTGGAGCGGTACAGGTAATGTTAATCCGATTACAGATACATTGCCAACTATTACATCATTAACAACTAACAGTTATCTAGATCCAGATGCGCCACTAGCACAAGAATATGCACGTGGTACACTACTATATAACACACGTCGTAGTGGTTACAATGTTAAACAGTTCCAAAGTCAAGCATTTAGTTCAGCACAATTAGCAACAGTTACCGGCACACAAGCAGGTACCTGGGTAACACATAGTGGTGCAGATCCTACAACAGGTGTTCCATACTTTGGTAGCAAAGCACAACGTTCAGTGGTTGTTACTTCACTTAAATCTGCTATTGCTTCAAGCACATCGATCCGTGAAGATCAAACAGCATTTAACTTGATTGTTTGCCCTGGATATCCAGAACTTATCCAAAACATGGT